TTTCGCCACCCAGTAGAACCTGAACTCGAACCCGAACCGCTGGAACCCAAACCTGACCCTCCGCTGGAACCAGAACCGCTGGAACCCAAACCTGACCCTCCGCTGGAACCAGAACCGCTGGAACCCGAACCACTGGAACCCGAACCGATACCGCTGGAGCCCGAACCGCTGGAGCCCGAACCACTGGAGCCCGAACCGATACCGCTGGAGCCCGAACCGCTGGAGCCCGAACCGATGGAACCAGAACCTGACCCTCCGCTGCCACTTGATTCGGAATACGACGACGACCCCTCGCTCATGGAGGAGAATGACTTCGCCGAACCTAGGAATTGCTCTGGCATATCACAACGGAGGATAGGCCGAGTTTATAAACCGCTCGTTAGCATCAAACTGCTCGCGTGTCCTCGCAGGAAACCGCTTGCCGGAGAACCCCTTCCGGATACCCGTCAACCTGACGACGACCTGCGACGGGCGGTCCCGTTTCCGCTGCGGGCACATGACGACCACACGGCCCTGTTCCACCACGGCCCCGACAAGCGCCGGGCGGTCGGGGACAGCGCCGCACGCAAGGATCGAATCCTTCTGGCAGACCTCGATGAACCTGGAATCGATCGGCATGGAGGTCACGCGGCCGGCCACATCCACCACCATCACGTCGTCGAAGCGCACCTCAGGCATCTCGGCGATGAACAAGGCGGCGTAGCCGGTCTTGGTCCACGACGCGGGGACGATGGCGGTGCTCTTGTCGCTTCCGCTGCTGCTCCCCCAACTGCTGCCGCCGCTACCGGAACCATCAGAACCACCGCTGCTGCTGCCGCCGCTACCGGAACCCTCAGAACCACCGCTGCTGCCCCCGCTGCTGTACGAGTAGTCGCACGAGATCTTGATCGTGTCGTCGAGTTCCTCCAGCGTCACGTTGGCACCGGCCACCAGCGTCCGGAACTTGTAGGTGTTGGACGCCTCGTCGTGTTCCTTGTACACCTGCTTCCCGTCGCCGGTGTTCTCCCCGGTCCAGAGCGGGGCGCAATGCTCGATGTCGCTTTGCTGGAAGGGGGTGACCACCGGGCTGCCGTTCTCCAGGGCCAGCCTGAGCAGCTTGACGGCGTAGGTGCCGCCCAGCCCGTCGCCCTTGGGATCGACGGGCGCGTAGTGGACCTGCTCCTGGTCGGCCGTCGAAACGATGATCTCCGGCGTTCCGGTGACCTCGCCGCGCATGTCGGTCTGGTACACGCACCATGCGGTGTCGCCGTCGGTCATGCGCAGGGCGGGGCGCGGGACGCCGTCCAACCCGGTGCTGCCGTACTTGGGCATGTGGAAGAGGACGACCGGGCCGCCTTGGCCAGCCGCCTTGCGCTCGATCACCCAGCCCTCGCGGATGCTGACGGCGAAGACGGAGCCGTCCTGCCCCGCCTCGATGCCGATCACGCCGAAGGGCGGCGGGGTGACCCGCTGCACCTGCGGCCATGCCGGGAACTGGTAGGCGAACCCGGCGGCCGTCTGCGAGAGGTGGAGCCCCGAGCCCGTGCGCGGCGTCCTTGCGGCCACGGCGTCGACCAGCAGGTTCCAGTCCCTGGCCAGGATCGGGTCGCCTGGGTTCTTCTTGGGTGGCAGGTTCATGCGTCGCCTCCCCCGGTGCCGTAGATGTCCTTGTCCCAGCCGCCCTCGCCGCTGGCCATCCACTCGCGCTCGATCCGGCAGGTGCCGCCCTCGTAGGTGCGGTTGACGCTGCTCAGGATCCAGTTCGCCCCGCCCTCCAGCTTCGGCACCGGCCCGGGCGGCGTGCCGATCTTGCCGGGCGAGCCGGACAACCTGCCGGTGGAGCGGCTGCTGGTCACCACGCTCTGGCGGTAGACGGTGCGCGGCTGGAAGTAGCTGGTCTGGCCCCGGTCGATCTTGGCCAGCAGGTCCGCGCCGCCCAGCGACACCGCTTTGGCCCGCAGGTCCTCGCCCGAGTCGCTCCTGTCCTTGCCCATCATGATCTGGCGCACGGCTGCCAGCAGGTCGGCGCTGAGGTCGCGGTAGGTGGGATGGGTCAGAAGCGGCTCCTCGCTCATGGTGACGGACATCGTGTAGGTCGCGCCGGGGCGCCGCTGCGGGTACTCTGCTTCCACCTCCCCGCCCTCCGGCGTCGGGTCGGACTCGTTGGGGATCGAATCGCCGTCGATGTCCGGGTCGGACTCGTTGGGGATCCCGTCGCCGTCGATGTCCTCGTCGTCGGCGTTGGGCAGCCCGTCGTCGTCCACGTCCTGCTCGTCGGTCACGCCGCCGTAGGTGCAGGTGATCTCGGCCAGGTCGCCCTCGGCCATGCGCGCCACGGCCTTCGTGAGCCGGACGAACGGGGCCTCCGGGTGCGCCGTGCCGATCAGCGGCATCAGCTTGACGACCGAGTTGCGGTGGCACAGGAAGACCTGCGTGATCGTCCACTTGCCCTCGTGGTCCACCTCGATGGTGTGGTCGGGCTGCGGGTAGAGCGTGCCGGGGTCGATCTGGATGTGCGTGGCCATCTGCTTGCGTCGCGGCGTCAACCGAAGACCGCCACCAGGCTCCCACCACCCGTGCCGAGCCGCTGCAGCAGCTTGTTGTTCTCCTGGAGGATCTCGTTGGTCCTCACCGTCAGCTTGTTGTTCTCCCGCTGGGCGTCCAGGATCCCGGTGCCGTAGTCGCCGCCGCCCACCTTGCCCAGCGAGGTGGTGATGGGCTCCAGCCGCTCGGCCGCCGTCTGCTCCATTCCCTCGGCCTGCGCGGTTGGCGCCGCGTTGGCCGCCGCGTTGGCCGCCTCCTCCCGCGCCTCCTCCGGCTTGGGCATCGAGTCCCTGATCGAGCCGACAACCATGCCGAAGTCCTCCCGCAGGCCGGTGGTGTCGATCATGGGCCGGCCACCGGCGGTGGAGGCGGACTTCCAGGCGGCGGCAACCCGTTCGCCGAGTTGAGGAGCGCCTTTGCCGAGCAGTGCCTGAGCTTTCTCGCCCATCTCTTTGAAGTTCATGCCGAAGAGTTCGGCGCCGGTTTCCTGCCGGTCCTTGAGGATGCGGCCGAAGTCGGTTTCCACCGCGCTCTCATCGAAACCGAGCAGGTCCGACATGCCGGGAATCATGAGCAGGCCCTTGAGCAGGTGCGCCACCACCCACTCCATGCCGGCTTGCAGATAGACGATGGGAGTCTGGAACGCTTTGAGCAGAGCGGCACCGAAGCCGGCCACCAGACCGAGCAAGGTAGTGCCGAGGCTCTTCCACATCGCGCCATCGGTGAGAAGTTTCCAGAAGAACTCGACGGCGGTGCGGAATCCATTGACCAGCGCATTCACCCCCACCGCAAAGGCGAGTTTCAGGCCCGAGGTCAGAAGGTCGAGGATCTTGCCGCTTTTGAAGGCGGCGATCACGAACATGACCGCCTCCTTGACCCGCTTGCCTGCTTCGGCCGCGAGGGGCGTGAGTTTCTGCACCAGTCCGATGGCCTGCTCGACCAGCGGACGGATGGCGTCGTTGATCGGCGTGCCCAGGGCCAGCAGCACCTCGTTGAAGCCGTCCTTGAGCGTCGAGAACAAGCCGCTGGTGGTCTTGCTCTGCGCCTCCATCATGCCGGCGAACTTCCCTCCCTCCGAGGTCAGCGAGATGAACGCCTGCTCGACCTGGGGGAAGCCCACCTTGCCGTCGGCCACCAGCTTCTTGACCTGCGAGTCGCTCACGCCGAACTGCTTCGCCAGTTCCTGGATGATGGGGATGCCCCGGTTGGTGAGCTGGTTGATGTCCTCGCCGAAGAGGCGGCCCTGCACGCGGGCCTTGCCGTAGAGTTCGGCGATCTCGTTGATCGGCGCCTGCACCCCGGCCGAGATGTCCCCGATCCGCCGCAGCGTGTCGGCCACGGTGTCGGCGCCCTCGCCGAATGCGATCAGCTTGCGCCCGGCGTCGGCCAGTTCGGGGAACTCGAACGGCGTCTCGGCCCCGAGCTGGTGCAACTGGGCGAGCGTCTCCTCGGCCTTGGCGGCGTCACCGATCAGTGTGGTGAAGGCGACCTTGGTTTGCTCGAAGTCGGCCGCGGCCATCACGCTCTTGACCGCGATCCCGGCGGCGGCGGCCCCGCCGGCCAATGCCCCGCCCACGGCGGCCTTCAACGCGGTGCCAGCCACGGCAAACCCCTTCTGGAGCGCCGCGGCCCCGCCCCTGCCGATCCCGGCCAGGCCCGAGGCTGAAATCCGCCCCATGCGCTTCGCCGAGGCGGCCACCAGGTCGGATGCCCCGGCCAGCCCGCGCCGCAACGCGGTGATGTCGGCCCCGAGGGTTACGTTCAACGCGCTCATGCGAATGTGCCGGAGTCAACCTGGCCGCGCCACCTCTCTTTAAGCGCCCGCAGTTCGTCCATGACCGACGCTGACACCCCTCCCGTGTTGCTCCAGTGTGCGGCCACCCCGTTCCTGCGCAGCAGGCAGTGCTGGTACTGGGCGAGGCGGGCCAGCGGCATGTACAGGATCCGCTCCTCCGGCCAGCCGGTCTCGGCGGCGATGGCGAAGACCTGGGCGGCTAGGAAGCCTGGTTCGTCTGACGCCGGGGCTTTTTTGGGCCGGTCCCGGCCGCAGGGGTCACCTGCGCGGCCTCCAGCTGGCGGCTCTGGTCCTCCAGCGCCCGGAATGCTGCCTGGAAGTCGGCTGGGCCGAGGGAACCGCAGAAGACCAGCGCCGCCTCGCGGAACGCCTGGCCGTCGAACGAGGCGTGCACCACCTCCGGCCACGGCGCGCAGTGGGTGAAGACGAAGCCGAGCATGGCGGCGGTGAACTCGGGCGTGCCGTCCGCCGGCACCTTCCCCTTGACCAGCGGGTTGCCGGTGCGCAGCATCACGTCGTAGCTGGCCAGCGACATCGGGCGCATGGCGTGCCCGCCGACCAGGGTCTCCACGTCGTGGAACGCGGAGGAAAGCAGTTTCGATCTGGTGTCGTCCTCCATATTGGTGTCGGTCTCAAAGCTGGCGCAGGAAGAGGTCCTCGACGTGGCCTGGGGCGTCGAGCGGCAGCAACACCATCTTGCCCTTGCGCTGGATGCAGGCCAGCGGGGCGTCCTGCTTGACCTTGTCGATGAGCGAGGTGCGGTTGGCCATGGCGCACTTGATGTAGGCGAACGGGTGCTCCGGGTTGGCCAGGTGCCAGGCGTCGTCGCCCCAGGCGGCCATGAGCTGCCGCGTGTCGAACTTCCCGCAGCGGCTCCGCGGCTCGAAGAACCACACCACCTTGTCCCCGCGCACGCCGCCCACGACCCGGATGAACGGCTTGGACTCGAATGCCACGCCGACGGCGGCCAGCGCGGCGGCCAGGCACGTGTCCGAGGTGGCGGTGGTGGAGAAGTGGGAGACGGATTCCATGATCTCGATCTATCGGAGGTTCGATCACGCCACGGTGCTGACTGCCGGGTAGTGGGTGGCGGCGATGTCGATCTTCTCGAAGTCCTCGCAGTTGAGGCTGCGGGTGACCTGCTGGAGCACGGTGGTGCCGCCGGAGGCCTGGAGGTGGGCTGGCATCGTGTTGGCCAGCGTCAGCGCCGCGCCGATCTTGCCGCTGAACGCCGATGTCTTTGCCACCAGCCCGCTGATCTTCACGTCCACCTTGCCCTGGTAGAAGGCCACGCCGACGATCTCGCCGGCCTTGTCGAGCACCGTCTTCTCCTGGTGCGAGTAGTCGAAGGAGAGGTCGGTGATGATGATCCCCGTCTCGTCGGCGGTGATCCCGAAGTTGCCGGTGGTCCCGAGAAGTGTAGCGGCCATTTGAGCATGGCCGTCGTGTCAACCGGCGGCAGGGCCGGTGGCCACCGCCTCGTAGACCAGGATGCTCTCCCGCCCTCTGGCCTCGTCAGGAGAGGTGGTGCTTTCGCGCGGGATCAGGTCGTGCAGCAGGAAGTTGTCCGACGAGACGGCGGCGATCAGGTCGTCCCGGCCGGCCAGCACGGCGGCGATGGCGGCGGCCCAGGCGTCGTGCGTGGCCGCGGGCGTGTCGTCGGCCTGGGTGAAGATGTGGACCTCCAGGCGGATGCGCGAGGTTTGGGGCATCGCCACCACCGGCTTCGACTCCGGGGCGTCGAGCACGACGCACGGCCTTGCGCGCAGTTCGTCCCTGGCGGCCACGTGGACCGGCAGTGCCGATGCAGCTGGGAAGCCGTCCGGCCGGTTGTCGTCGATCCACGCGGCGAGCAGCGAGAGCAGGCGGTCCTCGATCATGCACGGGGGCATGGAGTCAACCGTGGGAGGCTCACGCCGCCCTGCCCAGGTCGCGGTTCGTCCGTTGGGCGACCTTGCGCAGCGACTCGGCCAGCGCCCGCCGCAGCCGCCCGTGGGCCACCTTGAGGGCCAGCTCGATGCCTTTGTCCGTGGTCACCTCGTTCATGTAGTCGAGCGTGCTGACCAGCGTGACGCGCGCCTTGTCGCCGTCGCGCACGATGGCCGTGCCGGGAGCCTGCCTGTGGCGGGTGACCCACTGCGCCGCCCCCCGCACCCTTCCGCCGATGGCCTTGGCCGCCTGGATCCAGACGCCCTTGGCGAATCCGACCCGCCTCTGTTTGCGGGCGACGTACAGGTCGAGCGCCTTCCTGCCGGTCACCACCTGGGAGGGGTTGTTGCCTGCCACCCTGCCCTTCGGGTTCCTTCGGGCCTTGTGCAGCGCCGGGTCGAGCCGGCCGACCGGCACCCCGGCGTACCTCGACGTGGAGGCGGCCAGCGCGTCGCGCGCCCTGGCGAAGCGCCGGTTCTGGATCGCCGCCCAGAAGCGGTCGGCCTGGGTCATGTCGGAGCACTTCGCGCTTTCGTAGGCCTGGGCGGGCGTGGCGTACACCTTGCGCACGTCCCCGGCAACCGCCTTCTCGCCGGTCTTGCGGGCCTTCTCCCCGAAGCCGAAGGGCCGCGTGTTGCGGGCCAGCTCGACGGCCAGCCCGCGCGCCTCCTGCTTGACCAGCGAGAGCAGCGTGCGGCCGACCATCTCCGGGTGGCGGCGCAGCAGGCGGGCCACGTCGGAAGCACCGGTCACCTTCACCGTGAAGCGGATGTCACTCATCGGCGGCGGCAAGCACCAGGGTGACCAGCGGCGAGCGCGGGTGCCTCGAGACGCGCACGATGCGGTAGTCCTCGCCGTCCACGGTCACCCGGTCGCCGTTCTTGGGCCCGGCCGCGGGCAGCGCGTAGGACGGCACGCGGATGCTCAGGTCGGGCGCGTCCACGAACCCGCCGATCTCGATGTTCTGGTCGCGCGAGGCTCGGCCGGCCAGCACCCTCAGGTCGAGCCCGTTCCAGCTTGCGACCACGCCGTGCTCGGCGAGCAGTTCGTCCAGGTCGGCGCGGATTGTTGATTCGAGGTTCATGGCCATCTCACTCCTTCACGAACCCGACCGCTTGGATGCCGTCGGCCTTCACCCGCCCCACCGGCATGTACGCCCACGTGGCGCCGGTCCAGCCCGAGTTCTCGATGAGCAGGAAGTCATCCACCCGCCTGCGGCCGAAGATGGGGAAGCGCCGCCAGACGTGTCGCGGCTTGAACCCGTACAGGCAGACGGCGTGGGCTGAAGTCCCGCCGCGGCCGACCATGACGCGGCTCCAGGTCGGCCGGTCGTCGAGCCCGCTCCACGCCATGGCCAGCGCCACCGGCCCGCGCGCGGCGAGCCACTTCGGCACGTATTCCCAGTCCGCCCCGAGCGGTATGGGCGTCCACCTCGTGCCGTTGTCCAGGATCCGGCAGGCGGCCTCGGCGGCGGCGCACAACTCGGTGCCCGGCCTGGTGTCGGGCAGGCCGTCGAGGCGCTGCGCGAGCCGGTAGACCACCTTGGGCTCCGGGCGGCCCAGGCCCATCGCCTCCACCGCGTTGCAAACCGCATGGGCGGCGCAGGTGCCGTGGAAGCCCTGGCGGCCGGTGACCCCCAG